GTGGCTCGTGCCATCCCCCATGCCAAGCTGTTGCAGCACAACGGTGAAGACATGCTGGCCATGCCGTATGGCGTGGACGAGTCGATGGTTCTCAAGAACCTCGGCTTCAGTGTGCCTGCGCCCATCCTGCAATACTACAACTGGCCCGGACGCTTCACAGCCATGGACCACCAGAAGGACACTGCAGCGTTCCTGACCATGCACAAGCGTGCCCTGTGCCTCAATGCGCCGGGTACTGGCAAGTCCATCAGTTCGCTGTGGGCTGCCGACTTTTTGCTGGACGAAGGCGTTGCACGCAAGGTGCTGATCGTCGCTCCGCTGTCAACGGTGAAGGTCGTGTGGGGTCGTGAGCTCAAGCATCACCTGCCGCATCGCTCGTTCGTTGTGTGCACAGGGACAAAGCAAAAGCGCATCGACCTACTCAACACACCCGGGGTGCAGTACGTCATCATCAACCATGACGGCTTCACGAACATGCAGGCTGAGCTGACTGGTTTCGACGTGGTGATCTATGACGAGGCGACTGCGCTGAAGTCTCCCAGTTCGCAACGGTACAAGTTGTTCGCCAAGTGGATGGCTAAGCACCAGCCGTGGCTGTGGCTGCTGACGGGCACGCCCATATCGCAGACTCCGGCAGACGCGTGGACACTGGCTAGGCTTGTTGATGCACCGCTGTGCCCGAAGAGTTTCACCACATTCAAAGACATGGTGATGCAGAAGGTGACAACATTCAAGTGGATGCCAAGACCTGACGCACTGGAGACATGCCGCAAGGTTCTGCAGCCGTCGATCCGGTTCTCGCTGGACGAGTGCAAGGACTTGCCGGACACCAACTTCGTTGGCCGCAAGACCGAGCTGACCAAACAGCAGGAGAAGGCCTTCAAGGATATGAAGGACAAGGCCGTGACGATTTTCTCAGCGGGCGAAGTGACGGCAGCGAACACCGCTGTGATGCTGAGCAAGCTGTTGCAGATCAGCTGCGGTGTGGTGTACGGAGACGACACTACGATTGCCATCGACGCCTCGGAGCGGTATAATACCCTTACGGAATTACTCACAGAGATCGGCGACAAAGCGATCATCTTCGTGCCACTCAAAGGTGTGCAAGTTTGGCTTCAAGAGAAGCTGACAGCAGATGGTTTCGATGTTGCGATGGTCAATGGTGACACGAGCAAAAAGGAACGTGACCAGATATTCAACGACTTCCAGCACACGGACAAGCCACAGATTTTGTTGGCCCACCCCAAAGTTGCTGCGCACGGTTTGACACTGACACGCGCCAAGGACATCATCTGGTTTGCCCCTATTTATTCACTTGAGCAGTATGAGCAAGCCAATGCGAGGATTCGCCGGTTGACAACAACTGGCAAGACGACTGTGTGGCACATCTGGGCCACCGGCTTTGAGGCAGAGCTGTACCGCAGGCTCCGCGCAAAGAAAAACACACTTGCGGAATTTTTGACACTGGTGCAAGGCATCAACAGTGACGAGTAAGAAACGAGGTAACTGAATGAACTACGACATTGCCGCAGAGCGGTATTTGCAAGTTCGCAAACAGGTCGACGACCTTGAACGCGAGCACAAAGCAGCCAAGGCTGCACTTACTGAAAAACTTGTGGCGCTGGAAAACTGGATGACAGCCAAAGCGCAAGAGGATGGACTGGAGACAGTCAAGACTCCACATGGCACGGCCTACTGGTCGACACACTACACAGCAACAGTTGGTTCTCGTGAAGAGTTCTTCAACTTCTGCAAAGAGCACGATGCTTGGGACATGGTCGAGTCCCGTGCGTCAAAGACGGGAGTCAAGAGTTACATCGAGGCTCACGGTGCACCCCCACCCGGGGTAAATTTTTCATCGGCAAAAGTGTTCAATATGCGCAAAGCGCAATCCAAGGAGTAATCAAATGAGCAACATGATCGCAAACGTCCCAGCGCACATTGCAGCGCGTATCGCAGCCCGTCAACAAGCAGGTACTAAGTCCAGCGTGGCCTCGGCCATCGTCAGCGACGGCATCAGCATTCCACGCATCAGCATCCGTGCTGGTCGTTATCGCCTGAACGAAGAGGGCGTTGAGACCACTGTGGGCGTGACGCTAGATACTATCATTGTGGGCGCAAACCCACGCGTGTCCAAAGTGTTCTACGCCAAAGCCTTCGACGCATCAGCCGAGAACGTGCGCCCTGATTGCTGGTCCAACGATGGCCTGAAGCCCGATGCAAGCATCGACGCGCCTGTGCATGGCTCCTGCGCTGACTGCCCCAACAACGTGCTGGGCTCCAAGATTCTGCCGTCTGGTGCGAAGTCCAAGATGTGCGCCGACCAGCGTCACCTCGCTGTTGTGGCTGCCGCTGATCCCACAAAAGTCTACAGCTTGACCGTGCCTGTAAGCGGCATGAAAGCTCTGCGTGAGTATTTCAAGGAACTGGGCAACTACGGCATTGGGCCAGAGGAAGTCGTGACCGAGTTGGGCTTCGACGACCAAGCCAGCTTCCCCAAAATCACCTTTACGCAGAAGGGTTATGTGCCAGAAAAAGCCATTGCCCGTGTGGATACGCTGCTGGAAAGCGACTCTGTCAAGGTGGCGACACGTCAGATGGCACCGCAGGCCGCAGGCCCAGCTTTGGCAGCCCCCAAAACTCAGACAGCGATTGCCGCCCCGGCAGCACCTGCCGTAGACGACGCCTATGAGGAAGAGGCTGCAGCGCCTGCACCAGTGGTTGCCGCAACGCCAAAAGCCAAGCCAACCGTTGCCCCAGTAAAAGCGTCGGATGAATTGGCTGCTAAACTCGACAGCCTGTTTGACGAGTAATAGAATCCTCTGAAAACAAACCCCCCGGCTGAGGCCGGGGTTTTTCATCTAGGGGCATGTCTTGGACACCAAACACTTTCTTACTCGCGTATTTGCCCAGCTCGACGAACTCGTTATAAGCGTCCACAAACCAGACCCGAGCGGCAAAGTTGCCCGTGGTTTTTTCTGGAACAGGGGATCATTCACGGACATCGACGCAGCTGTAGCAGCTATCTCACAATGGGACTCAGAGCCCAATACCACGGTCTACTTCGGCGTGGGTTCATTTGCAGGTCACGGCTACACCGATGACGGCAAGCAGAAGTGGTACCGAAAGCAAGAATTCGCAACGTGGTTCAAGGCGCTGGCCCTCGACCTCGACATCGGACCTGACAAACCGTACGCCACTCAGAAAGAGGGCTGGGGCGTCATGAAGGAGGCACTGGTCAAGATCGGTATGCCACCACCGATGGTCATCTCATCTGGCAACGGTATCCACCTGTACTGGCCACTCACTGCACCTATCGGCAAAGCACACTGGGTCAAAGCATCCACAGCGTTGCGCGTTGCGCTCGAAGAGCATGGAGTTGAAATTGACACCTCTAAAATTCACGACCCGTCCATGGTGCTACGCCCCGTTGGCACGCACCACAAAAAGCAGCAGCCTTGGAAAGATGTCCGGTGTGTTGCGGACTGCACAGACTACGATGCTGTGTCGCTCTTCGGCACGCTCAAACCATGGTTCGGCAAAGCAGCCACCGTTGCGACCAAAGCCACAGCACCGCGCAAGGGCGGCAAGTCATCCATCCTCGACGCAGTGCTTAACTCCAACGATGTCGTCCTCGATGCTGTGGCATCTCGTTGCGTTCAGGTGGGAGCTCTTGTTAGCTCTGGCGGCGTTACTGATGCCGCTGGTCGACCTGTAGAAGAGCCGCTGTGGCGTGCGTCACTGGGTCTTGCCAAGCATTGCACGGACCCGCAGGAAGCCATCATCAAGCTCGCTGGCAAGCACAAGGACTTTGACCTCAACACCAACCTCGACAAGATCAATGGCTGGAACGGTACGGGTCCAACGACCTGTGCAAAGTTTGAGCAGCTGTGCGCCAAGGGTTGCGAAGGCTGCCCGAGCCGTGGCAAGATCACGAGCCCTGCGCAGTTGTCCTCAGTGACAGAAGTTGTTGTTGAGACAGAAGCGGGCGAAGAGCTGGCGATGACAATGCCACCGTCGTACTCAGTTAAGAACGGACAGATTGTTCGTGAGATCAAGACTGAGGTGACGTCAAAAGATGCCAATGGCAATGACGTGACGCAGGATGTCGTCGAGATGGACCTCATCAGCCAGTATGAGATGCACGTCACGGGTGTGTACAACGACGACGACAGCGGCAAAGCTGCGTTCAAGTTGCTGGTCAAGTACCCGATGACTGGCTGGAAAGAGACAGAGCACGAGATTGCGGTGCTGGCTTCCATTGGCAAAGACTTCAGCAGCTTCTTGCTGAATCGTCAGGTCTTTGTGAAGAACATCGCCCAACAAGAAAAACTGAGAGGCTACTTAATGGATTACTTATCAATGGTGCAACAGCAGGCACCGACAGGACAGGACTTCGTCAGCTTCGGCTGGCAAAAAGACGGCTCGTTTATGTGCGGCCCTACACTGCTGGGCGCAGCGCACAACGGCATTGACACACGGCTGCGTGGCCCCGCCAAGTCGTTCGCAGACCTGATCGCCCCCCACGGTACCCGCGAAGGCTGGGTGCAGGGTATGAACATGCTCAACAACCCGGGCACTGAGACCATACGTGCTGCAACATTGCTCGCAACAACTGGCGTTCTTGGTCCAGTAGCAGGTAACGCTACGGTTGTGGTGTCGATTTACTCCACAGAAACGACGACCGGCAAGACACTGGCACTGATCGCCGCCAACAGCCTGATCGGCCAGCCCAAGCAACTGTTCTTGAACCAGAAAGATACTGCCAACGCGCTGTACAAGATGCGTGGAGTGTTGAACAACCTGCCATGCTGCATCGACGAGATGACTGCAGCCGAGGACAAAGACATCGCCGATATGGCCTATCAGCTGAGCATGGGCCGTGAGAAGGTGTCCATGACCAAAGACCGTGACCTGCGTGATCCGGCCACGTGGAACGGCCCTACACTGATGACGACGAACATCTCCCTGCACCAGAAGTTCGAGGGAGCACAGGCGGGCAACGAGCCATTGAAAGCCCGATGCCTTGAGCTGCCCCAGCATGACCGCACGTTCGTCGCCACACGGGATGACGGCAAGAGCAACGGCTATGAGTTTTTCGACCTGATGGCTGAGAACAACGGCTGGGCGTTGCCTGAGCTTGTTCAGTTCGTGCTGGAGAACGGCGGACAGAAAGCCATTTGGGAAGCTGCAGAGCGTTCGTTCGCCAAGACCTTTGGCTTCGTGTTCGAGCCCCAAGAGCGCTTCTATCGTACAGCCATCATCGCTGCGTGGGGTATGGGGCGCATTGGCGCGAAGCTGGGCCTGTTCCCGTTCGATGTGCAGGGCACCATCCAGCACCTGATCGACCACGTCAAGAAGACCCGCCAGCACGCCGTCGACAGCAAAGTTGATGTATTCGACATCGTCGGCCAGTTCCTCGCAGAGCACAACGACCAGTTGGTGGAGTGCAAAGAGAAGTACGGTTCGGGTGTGGAGCAGGTCACACTGCCAGCGCCTGAGCGTGCCGTGGCCCGGGTCAAGATTGTGCACGACGACAAAAACCCAGTGCTGCCGGGTAGCTGCGTGTCGATCAACGCCGAGCGGCTGCGCCAGTGGCTCAAGACAAAGCGTGACGGGCTTGACCGGATCGAACGCGAACTGGAAGATGAGAACGCTTTGATCCGTCGTCGTGAGCGCGTGACTATGTTCAAGGGCTGCCCCAAGCATGCACCGGGGCAGATGCAGTGCCTGATCGTGAACCTCAACCACCCACGGTTTATCGACAGCCTGACAGGAACTTCGTCACGTGCACAGAGTAAGATTGCCCTTGCCGTTCTGGGAGCTGCAGCATGAACTTTTCTGGAGAATTAGCACAGGGGCTGGTGGACGAGATCGTTGCCATCGTGCACAAGTATGATGACACCATGCTGCTGCCAACCGCGTTGGGGTGCCTAGACATTGCGAAGATAGTGTTGCTCGAAGAATACATGGAAGAGGATGACGACGATGAGTATTGACAGCATTGAGCTGTGGCACCGCAGGGCTCGCCCTGACCCGACAGCCGAGAACTTCAACGTGCAGCTGGGGTGCCACTTCGAGGAGATCGTGGAGATGTTGGCCGTGGTGAACACCACGCAGAACGATACGCTGGCCCGAGCCCGTGCAGCCCTTGGCTGGTTGGCCGACGGCTTGAAGAAGGGGCATATCAGTGCTGACATCACTGACCGCAAAGAGTTTCTGGACTCGCTGGCTGACCAGATCGTCACGTCCGTAGGCGTTGGCCACTGTGCTGGCATGAAGACCTCAGACGCTGTGGATGCAGTGTCTCGGTCCAACTGGAGCAAGTTCAACGACGAGGGCTTTCCCATATTCAACGAGCATGGGAAAATAGCGAAGGGGCCGAACTACAGGCCGCCCTATCTTGAAGGTCTCTACTGAGGAAGAATCATGCCACGTAACTACAAGCAAGAGTACGCCAACTACCAAGGCAAGCCTGAGCAGATCGCAAACCGCGCAAAGCGCAACGCTGCCCGTGCTGAGATGGAGAAGAAGGGCGTGGTCTCAAAGGGAGACGGCAAAGACGTAGATCACAAGACGCCTATTGCCAAAGGCGGCGGTAATGGGAACGGCAACCTGCGTGCAGTACCGAAGTCCCAAAACCGCTCCTTTGCCCGGACCAAGTCGGCCCGGATGAAGTGATTACTTCTTGGCCTTGGGCTTTGCGCCCTTGGCTTTGTCGTGGGCTACCATCTTCTTGGCAGCCTTCACTTGGATACCGAGCTTCTTTGCAAAGGCCGGATCGTGCGCAGCAGCCCGCATAGTGCGGGCTTGTTTTTCTGTCGTGAAGGGCATCACTTAGCCTTTTTGGCTTTGGCCATTTCAGAGCGGACGATGGCTCGCACCATCTTTTCCATCTCAGCGCTTTTGATCGCCTTCTTGCGGTCTTCAATCTTCTCTTCTTGCTTGTCGAGCTTCATGTAGGCCGCGTTCTTTTTCATGCCGTTCATCATGGATGGCCTCACTTCATCTTCGAGGTGGACTTCTTACCCTCGAACTTCTTCTCCATGGCGGCATAGGCTTTTTTGCCACCGGCCATCTTCTTTTCCATGGCTTCCATCTTTGCAGATTCGCCTTTGCCAAATGGGTTGGCCTTGGCTTTGTTTGTGGCGGTGCGTTGACCGCGCATAGGCATTGCTTTCATGGGATTCTCCAGTTAGGTTAACGGTACTTCGCGGTTTTCGCAGCGATCTTTTTGGGTTGCGCTACAAACTGTTTGCCTGCAGCTTTGCCAGCGCGTTTGGCTCGCGTCGTGGCTGCATACTCTGCAGGGCTTAGGCTCTTGATGGCAGCAGCAGGCAAGTACCGCTCACCAGTGTCAGATGATCGCTTGCCGCTTTTGGTCGTCCACTTCTGGTCCGTCCAGTCTTTGAGGGACTTCTGCGGGGCTTTCATTTATTCGCTTTCTTTGGCGGCGTATGAGTCAGCACCTGACTCTTGGCCGTGTGCTTTGCGCCGGTCATCAAGACACCACCCTCTTTGTGCATGGGGCCGGTGTAGACCTTGCCGCTCGGCAGGTAGTGCGTTGCAGTCTTACTCATGATTTGTAACCCCCGCCAGCGGCCTTGTATTTCTTGGCCACGAGCTGTGCTTTGCGGGCGCTCCACTGACCTGCAGCGGTGCCTTGAACGGCAGCAGCTTTGACCTGCGACACGATGCGCTTGCGCATCTCAGGCTTGGTGTAGTTGCCAGCAGCGTTGACTGTGGACTTAGATTTTGTAGCCATTACCACTTCACCTTGTGACTCCAGTACCGGGCAGACAGCTTGTCTGGACTGGCATCCTGAGCGTTATGACGTGCATAGTACGACTTCTTGCGGGCCTTGTCTTCGGCAGTCTTGGGGTTGTCCCCAGCACCTTTGACGCCCTGCTGGCCGAAGCGGATGGTCTTGACTTCATCACCTTTCTTGGCCACGACGACGTGGCTCTTGGTCGGGTGGCTGGGGGTCGCCTTGGGCTTGTTGTAGCCAGACACGCCTGCGCGTGCCAGTCTCGGGTCTTTGGTTGCCATCACTCTTCTCCTTGGGCCTTGGCTATTTCTTTTTCCATACGCTCTTGCAAGTCTGCGAGCGTGCGGTCCAGTTCGTCGTAGTCGGGCGACCCTTTGCGGTATTCATCCTGCTTGGCCTTGGTCATCGCAGTCTTGAACTCACGCTGGATTTTCTTGGCTGCGATCTCTTGGATGGCCTCTGACTCCACCACATTGTAGTCATACAATTTTAGGCCGAACGCACGAGCAAACACAAGGCCGGATGGCTCAGAACCAGTAATGCCGGTTTTGCCCTCAAAGAAGTCGTCAGCACGGGCAATCTGCTTGCTGTTGATGCTTGGCGGGGCGATGATGTCGTAGCCGAACTTAGTGGTGTTCCAGAGCTTCTGCCACTCTGTGTCTGTCGGCTGGTGGATCGACTTGCCAGTGTAGGGGTCGACGCCGAGGACAATGCCTGCAATAGTTGACACGAACGGGCCACTGGGCGTAAGCATGCTTGGGAACCACGATTGGCCAGCAAACCCGTTGGGCAAGCCTTTGGTCATGGACGCCAGCGGGAAGTAGTCACCCAACTTGTAGTACACAGGGTTTTCTGCGTCGCCCATGAACGGGATGCGGATGTGCATGTATGGGCCTACGGCACCGAAGAACATGCGTTCGCGCACATACGCAGGGCCAGCTTGGCGGGTCTCTTCATCGTCGTCACCAGCCGAGCTGCTCATCGCGGCTTCAAGCAGGTAGTACGCCATCATGATGTTGGCGATCTTCCATGGCTGTGTCAGCACAATGCGGCCAATGACTGGACCCATGGCGTAACCCCATGAGATGAACGGCATCACTGTCTGGCGCAAAGCCTTCACTGCCTTGGCGTCGATGTCATAGTCGCCGAACGCCTTCAGGGCGAACTGACCCGCTTCGCGGAAAATCTCGTCAGTTGGTGCCTTGAGACCTTTGTCCATCTGGCGCTCGCCAGTCTTCTTCATGAACGCTGCCATGCGGAATGCGTTGTCTTCAAACGCATACATCTGCGTCAGCACATCGTCGACTTTGAGACCGGCAGCCTTGCCCTTCTGCACAACACGGTCAATCGCTTCAGCTTTGTTCTTCTCGATGTTCATCCAGCCTGCGACACGTTTACTCAGCGAGTTGTCGTTACCACCGCGCAAGTTGTTCTCGTGTGCAGAGTAGATGGCCTCTTTGACTTCTGCACTGGAGAAGTCACCCAACATGGCACCAGAGTTGATGAAGGCTTCGACCATCTGGCGTTCAGCTGTGCTCAGGGTCTGAGGGCGTACCTCATAGCGGAACAGCAGGCTTGTCGCATCACGCATCGTTCTGAACGAGATGTCGTGCATCATGCCCATGGTGATGTTGGATGCAGCGTTGGTGACATGTGTGCCGAAGTTGAACACAGTCTTCGACTTCTTGAACCAACGCATTGTGGTGTTGATTGCACGCACGTTGATGACAGGCTGGCGGTCGAACATGTCGATCATGGAGTTCCACACAGGGCCGGGGATCAGCTTCTCGGACAGAGCGCCGTAGACATCTGACTTGGGAAGCTGCACCCAAGTGCCAGACATTCGGTACAAGTCTTTGGTCTTTTCGGACCGAGCCATCTCAAGCGACACCTTCAAGACTTGGTCGTCGCGCACGTTGATGCCGTACTCTTTGTTGATTTGCTCAACGCTGTCGAAGGCAACGCGGGGCGCAGGGCTGTCCTCAGAACCCATCTTGGCCATGGCGCTGATGAAGTTCTTGCTGGCGTAGTTGTTAGCCAGCGCAGCCATGGTGTTGCGCAGTGCGTTCGCAAGGTCATCGGCTTTCTCGTCAGCGATCTTCTCACGGGCAGTTGTGTTCGTGGTGAATTTGAACTTGCCTTTGTCAGCATCGCCAGCTTCCAAAATCCACTTCCGGGTGGTGTCAACGGCATAGCCCAGTGGGTCTGTGCTGTTGAGATCAGCAAAACGCGCTGCCGACATAAAGCCTGCAGGCTCTCTTGCGTCTTTGATTGTGCCAGTGGTCTTGAAGACTTGGTAGAAGTCGCCATCCAGAATAGGGTCGCCGTCAACAGTCTTGCTAAACCAGTTCTCGTCGATATTGGACTCGTTGACGGATTTCTTGCCCAGCACTTCATTGATCTTGCCGAGGCCAAACTGGTTGCGTGCAACCTCTTCGGTTTTGCTAGGGAACAACAGGTTCTCGGAGAACTTGCGTGTGCGGAAAAATTGCTGCTCGATAGGAGACAGCTCCGACACATACAGGTCGAACCACTTCTTCATGTTGTCAGCCAAGCCCTTGAGCTTGCCGCCGTCGTTCATACCATCCAGTGCGCGTTTGTCCCCGTCGAGATAGGCGAAGACAGAGTTGACCTGTGCTGCGGGCTGGCTGGTGATGTAGTTGGCAATGCGTTCTGCCACTTGGTAGCCGACGTTCTTGTCAAACTTGTAGTTGTCTTGGATCACAGACACATCACGGTTGCCGTGGTAGCGCGAGTTCAGCAGGCCAGCAACAATCTCAGCGCCGGGGTACTTCTTGGCTGTGTCACGGCCCCACTTGGCCAGCTTCTCGCCGAGCTTCTCAGCGTTCTGCTGACTCCAGCCAATTGCCTCGAACAGACGCTGGGTGCTGAGCACGTTGACCAAGTTCTTCTCGGCGAAGCGCGTGTAGTCCACCTCAGACATGCCGAGGGCTTCGGCAACTTTAGCGTCGCTGATCGGCTTGGTAGTCTGCACAGCAGCTTCAAGGACGTTGCCAGCGTTAGCCTCTGGCGTGACTTTGCTGGCCTTTTCAAGCAGGGCAAGGCTGCTGTCCAGCACATCGGCTGCGACAGTGTTGGGTTTGTTCAGCATGCGGGCCATGACGGCTTTGATGTAGCGCCATACGCTGTTGACCGACTCACGGAACGACTGCGGGACACCCTTGGATGGCATGGCCTCAAGTGCCTTGCGGAACTCGTTGAGCGTGGTGCCATATGACACCAGTTCAAGCACAGCGTCGAGCTCGCTTTTCTCAGCCATCAGTTTCTTGAGCAGGTCTTGGACTTCCTTGGCTTTGCCAGTCAGCTCACCTTTGAACTCGACGACAGCTTTGAGCGAACGCTTGAGCTGCATGACCATCGGGTCTTTGGGGTTCTTGTAGACGAACGACTGCAGCGCGGCGTGCAGTGCTTCGTGCAACGCCACTTCTGGAGACTCATTCTTGCGCAGGTAGACAGTGTTGGTCTTGGGATCAAAGCGTGGATCGCCCTCGGCAATGAACTCCAGCTTCACGTTGCTCATCTGGTCGCCAATCACGTCACGCAGCGTAGCTGCGAGCATGCGTTCAAACGGCGTGCCAGAATTGCGGATGTACTGCAAGACGCCTTGAAGACCGGTGAACTTTTCGCCTTTGCCTTTGGGGTTGGCTACGCCTTCAGTAGCGGCTTTCTCCAGAGGAGACACTTCCCCAGCTTGCTCACGGGCAACGCGTACTGCGCCGCCACGGATGTCGGCCAGATCAGGCTCAGCCTGCATGAAGGCTTCGCGCTTTGCAGCGGCCCATGCCTGAGAGAGCATAGTGTCCAGCTTCTGGCCAGCTTGAATGACTTCAGCGCGGGTCTTGCCGGGGGCGACGATCTTACCCTGCACCATGTCTTTGACGAGGCGAACCACAGCCTCGATGTCTTTGGCATTGCCGCCGACTGCTTCGCCGAGTTCAGCCAGAGCAGCTTGGACGTTGGCAGCTTGGACTTGCACGCCCTCGACTTGAGTCTCAGCAAACTGAGCGGCGGTCTTGGCTTTGGGAATCTTGTTGCGTCGTGACAACGCCTGACCGCCTTGGTCGAGGTATGTCTTGTACGCAGAAGCGAAGTTGCCCAGCGCGTTAACGATACGCTGCTCTTTCTCGCCAGCGCCCACACCAACTTTGCCGCTTGGGCGGAGCAGAGCGTCACGGACCTTCTTGAGCATCTCAGTGGTCATTGACGCACGACCGGGTGCACGCACTGTCTCAGCGCCGCGTACAGCAGCAGGCAGGGGATTGCCGACGTCTGTGTTGTCAGCATCTTCGATCAGCTTGAGCAGCGGCTTATCTTCAGCCTCTACGACTGCGGCTGCAGGGGCTGCTGGTGCTTTCGCTCGTTGCGTTTTTGCTTTGACGGCTTTAGGGGCTTGAGTGCCACTTGGAGCTCCAGTAGTTGCGGTGGTAGAAGAAACGCCTGCTGCAGCCGGTGCAGCAGGCAAAGCGGCGGCAACTGCAGTTGGAGCGCCGGGAGGAGTAACGGGTTGAGGTGCGCGTGGGCCGACAAACGTGCCGACCTGCTGCAGTGGCTGTGCGACTTGGAATACGCCGGGACGGATAGCCTCAATGCCCTCGACACCCTCGACAGGCGCAGGAGCTGCGGAACGTGTCATCTCGCGCCCAGCTGGAGCTGGGGCTTGGTATGCGGACAAGCTGTCTGGGAAGATGGTCTGGACTTGCGTGAGCCCGCCTGCGAGGTTGAGTTCCTGCACGGGTTGTGGCGTGGTCAGCAAAGGCTGGCGCTGAAGGCCGAAGGGCTGGGTCAGGTCAGACTCAGCGTCAGGGCCTTGGAGCGCGGCGACGTAGCGGCCAATGGTCTCGTTTGCATCCTCTACCAGCGCGTCACGCTGCTCAGCGGGTGTCTCTGCGTTTTGCAGGGCTGTCAGTGTGCTGAACAGCTTTGTCCGGTCAGGCTCAGACATGGTCGCAGACAGCTCAGGATCGCGCAGGGCGTAGGCGATGTCAGCGTAGGGAGTCTCTGCCAGATCGGCGAGCGTCTTCTCTTCTTGTTGCTGCACTGCGGCAATATTGGCAGCTTCCTCACGGAGTTGGCGCTGGAGCCACTCTTCTGCGTTGGCTGGGTCTACACCCTGCTGACGTGCAGCTTCCATGACTTCGAGGCGTGCAGCCTCGCGCACTTCAGGAGCTGTGTCTTGGCCGTACAGAGCCTGCGTCAAGCGCTGAGCGTTGCGAGAGCGGGAAATAGAGCCACCGAGCGCCAGTGGGCCGAGCAGCAGCGTCATGCCAGCGCCAGCGAGAGCAGAACCTCGCGCAATACCGCCAAGGTCTTCAGGCGCAGCGCCGTACGACTGCTCCACCAGTGCAGTGCCAACGTCTTGAGCCGCTTCGGTACCAGCTTGCAGGGGGATGTTCGCAGCGAGACCCTTTGCCAGTGGGCGAAGGACGCTGGTGTCTGTGAGCGCTTGAGCAACGCCAGAGGTAGAGCGAGCACCACGGACCGCAGCTACTGCAGGGCGAAGCAAAGCACCTAGGCCAGCCGTTGCGATACCCTCGCCTACGCCCTGAATACCCCAGACGCGACGAGCCGCAGCGGCGGCTTCTTCTTCGGGGACACCTTGTTCGACCAGCTTCTCGTACGAGTCCTGCGCAGATGAGCCACCAAACAGAGCAGCTTGCAGCGCAGGAGCCAGTGCTTGGCCACCCGGAACAGCCATCAAACCGAGTGTTGGGATAATGCCGCCGACGCCACGAGCACCAGTGACCAGCGCCTCTCCTATCAAACCACGGCCACGCAAGTCTGGCTCCATGCCACGACCGCGAACATCAGCTGATTCGACAAGCGCCTGACCAGCACGGTACCCCGGCGCAGCCTCTGACACTTCTACGCCGTATTGGCGCTCAAGCCCTGTAGCACGGCCAAGCCTTGGAAATGCGCCTTCGCCGAGGCGTTCGCCACCAGCGTCAGAGTAGTACTTGAGTGCTTGCCCAGCCATTCTGGGAGCATCGACAGTAACCCCAGCATAAAGCTGTTTGCCGATCTCGCCCAGTGTGCTGCTTGGCGCAATGCCCAACGTATCTGACAACTGAGAAACAGGAACGCCAGTCCGGCGAGCTGCTTCGCCAAGAACTTCCGAGTCGCTGGCGTTTGCAAGTTCAGGGAAGGCTTGGCGAATTTTGTCGAGAGCGGACATTGGGACTCCGTAACTGTGGCTTTATTGTCCCAAGTATAGCCCGCGCAACCGCTCCTGACTAGTTGTTGGTTGTGTACGTGGGACCGGTGCTGGTGGCAACATTGCATTGCTCAAGCCAATCAACTGCTGGCCTGCTGGTGTAGCTCCGGGGGCTGCGGGGGCATTTTTGCGCATAGCCGCGATCAGTGCGTCCGCAGGATCGGCAGGGGCAGTACCTTTCACAACATCCAGCGCGGCGTTGAATGTATATGGCTTCTTGGTCGCGGGGTTTATCTCCCTAGTTTCGACCATTGCCTTGGCCCGTGCAGTTGCTTCGGATTCAGACAGTGCAGGGCGGTCGGCTCTTCCAGCGGCGGGCACAGTAACCTGCTTATTGGTACCGGCTGCAATAGCGTTACGCTGGATGAGTAGGCCACGTCCTTTTGGACCGGCTGCTTCTTCGGGAGTTAGCGCTTCAATCTGTTGGTCGATAGCATCTAGTCTTGCCAGTGTATCGGAGTCTTTCTTGAGGGCGTTTCTGCGCTCGTTGGTGAGGCCAGCAGATGCTCTAGAGGCTTCTGTAGCTGCGCCCTGTGCTTCGATAGCGGATTCTACTTTGCGCAAGTTGAGCATCCACGAGCCGACGGTCTCAGGCTCAGTGGCTTGCTTGTTCAGATACTCAGTGGCCAGAGCTTCGCTTTTGAACGACTGTGAGCCAGACACGCGGCCAGTAGCCTTGTCGATGAAGTTGAGCGTGACCGCACCGCCTTTGCCGGGGACAATGGCCAAGTCAGTCTTGTCGTCAAAATCAGGATCGGTGTTGTACAACGAACCAAGCTGTGCAAGGTTCTTCCCCTGCAGCTTCTTTTTGATGTTGTTCTTGAACGAGTCCATCTCGGCGTTTTCAATGCCAAGGCGTGTTGTGACAGTCTTTTGCCACTGCTCGGGGGTGAACTTGAACTGCTTGAATGCAGCTTCTTTGAGCTCGGCAACGGTAGCTTCCGGGCGCTCAGCTGCAAATGCAGAGAAATTGTCCAGACGCTGTGCAGCTTCTTCATCACGTTTGCTACGAGAAAGCTGCAAGCCTGTCAGCTCACCCTGCTGTTTCAGTTGCGCGAGCTCAAGAGGTCGTTTTTGAGCCTGATACGCCTGCTCTTCTGCTTGGGCTTCCAGCGCGGCAGCGCCGCGCACATCACCGTAGCGTCCGAGTACACCAGCGGCTTCTCGCATCTGCAAGCCACGCAAAACTGTAGGGTCGAACTGACCAGCAACAGTCTGGGTGCCATAGCGCTGAACACGCTGGGGTGCGATTTCAGTTGGGGCTGCGAGCATTTCACCTTGGCCAAGTTCAATACCTTGACGGGGTGCAAACCTCAAAGTCGGCACAGCGCCTTCAGCCCCGGGGATAGCTTGGACGTCGTACGCACCCGAGCTCTGCAAACGCTGGATTTCCTGCATCTGCGCTGGGGTGTAGTCGGTGAACTCTTCTGGCTTGGCGTACGCCTTAGCCAGTTCATCTTCCTGACGGCGTTGGCGCAGAGCTTGACCGAGTTGGAGGCCGGTACCAAAACCACCGGCGAGGCCTTTGAAGAAATCTGCCATGATTATTTCAATCCTTTAAAACCACCGCCAGCCCAACCACCAAGCGCCATACCGGCAATGGATGCCAGCGGATCAGCTTGACTCTGTGCGGTGTTGTACACCGACGTTTGTGCGTTCAAGATGTTCGATGCACCCTGCAGACCCAACTGAGCGCCGCCCATCTGAGTTCCGACACCTTGACCATACGCAGCGCTGAACTGATTGCCCGGTGCCATTGCAGAGTTCAAACCAGCAGAGCCAGCGCCTGTAGCGCCAGAATATGCAGCAGTCGACGCACCAGCAAGACCACGACCAAGGCCGGTTACGTCTAGCTTACGGGCAAAGCCCAGCTGTTCCGCTCTGTCGCGGGCAGCCGTAGAAGCGCCAGCGCGAGCAGACGCGAGAGCCAAAGCGTTTTGGTTTTGCATGGCTAAGGCGTTACCGGAGCCGGGGCTAACTCCGCGTCGCGCCAAGTTACGAGCAGTAACGCCTTCGGCGGTACCAAACGCACGGGCAGTATCAGCAGCGGCCTGAGCCGCAAGCTGTTCGCGGTAGGCCTCAGTATCAAACTCTTGAGCTTGTCGCACCAGTCCCTGCTCCACAGGTCGGAACGTGCCAGTCTGGTAGTCGTAGTACTCTTGAGCTTGCCGCATCTGTTGGTCTTGCGCAGCAATCTGTGACGCAGCAACACGTTCAGCCAAGGGCTTCATCTCGGCATACTGGCGCTCAGCAAAATCCATCTGGCGGGTGCCTAGGCGTTCAGCCGTATCCGCAGCATATTTACTGGCTGCAGCTACCTGACTGTAATCCGGTGGTGGAGGACTCGATTTACCGCCCATGATTTACTCCTTGCGCAGCCACGGACAAGTGTCGGGCCACATTACCAAAACGTGCATGTCGGCACCGGGGGCACCGTCTTTCATCACAAACTCTTCCTCGAACCCGAGGTGTTTGTCAAATGCTAGTATTTTAGGCTCATTTGATGGAACCATGCCAGTCAATCTTTTGAGTTTGCAGTGATTGAAAGCGTAGTCACATACGGCCCGGAACAACGGAATGATCGCTTTGGTCTGCTGGGCGATGGCAATATGGCATGTGGCGTTCGCACCGTTGTAGTTGTTGATGACAACTCCAGCAAGCACTTGGCCAGCACTCATAACACCAATAGCGTAAAAACTACCCCAGCTCGCGCCTTGCCCTACTTGATTGGCCACCCATGCGCCGATCAGCTCTTGTTGGTCAAATACGAGTTCAGCCATGGCGGGTATTATGTCGCAATCACTGCAGTCTGGCCACAACTGCGTTCAGGCGTTCAATGACGTCAGCCAGAGTTGCTGTAGCTGGTAGTGGTTCAAGCCTCTCTACGTTGCGGGCCTGCGCCGTGATCTCGTCAATGTTCTGTTTCATGGAAGACAACGCCCGATCCAAGTCGGGCTTTCCTGTCAGAACAGCTGGGATAGCGGCTTTACTCATGCTGACGTCCTCGACAACTCTTCAACCGACTCCGCCACAGTTACGTTATACACCTTCACAGAAGCGCTCAGGCCAATAGAGTAGACCTCACTGCTGATGTTGGCGGGCAGCCTAAAGAACTTGGCCGATGTTACGTTCTTGGTGTACACAGGCACGTCGTTGGCATACAGGGTGAACTGCACCTTGCGCTGGGTATCCAGCTCGACCGGAACGATGTAGCTGCCATTGATCTCGAACGACAGGATTTCAGCGCCGTTCAGGTGGCCTGCAACCGCGTCAGGGCCCAGTGCGATCAGGGCTTCGTTGGCTGCGATCTGGCTGGTGTCTACTGGGACGATGGCGTTGTAGTCCGCATGAATCTGGGCAGCCACAAACTTCAGTGGAGATGGAAACTGCATGTCCACGCTTTGCCAGTCACTCTCGTAGTAGCGCCCGGTATCGACGTCCCACTCATATAGCTTCATGCCCTTGGAGATGTACAACTTACCGTCCAACTCGTTGCGGTACAGGGCGTCGGCGCTTTCGTTGATCTCAATGACGCTGTCAG